CTCAAGCAGCTGCAGTTCCATCCAGCGGTTGGCTTCTTTCTTGCTGTCGAACTTGATATCGCCGACCTGGGTTTTCTTCGCGCCATACTTGTTCCGAGAAGGCTTGCGGGCGAAGCGCGGCTGCATCTTCATTCCCAAGCCTCCGTCGGCACAGCGCCATCTGTAACCAGCGCAATGAGCATGCGCGTTGGTCGCTCTGGCCGAACCTTTCCGGCCAGCCAGCGCGACAAGTGATCGTTCCGGACACCGACCATTTTGGCGAAGTCCTGCTTTTTCATGCCCTGCGCGCGAATGTGATCGGCCAGGGCGACGTGTGCGGGTTTCTGTTCCATGTGGGCAGAGTAGCGCAGCATCTTTTTTGCGGCAAGCGCAAATTTATGCTTGCTACAAATCCACAAGAAATGTAGACCATTGTTAGACGCAAAGGAGATGACGATGCTCAAGTGGACAGAAAACAACGGCAAGATTACCGCGAACCGCGCCTGGGTCATGACTGAGGCTTGGGCGATCTTGAACCGCTTCAAAAAAATGGGCCACAAAAAGCCTATAAGCGAAGCGCTCAAGCAGGCATGGTGGCATGCAAACATGGAAGTCAGCGTTCAGATTTCGGTGCGCAACCAGATGAACCAGATCGCAGAACTGGCAAAAATGGGCAAGGATCGACTGCGAGAGATAGAAAGCGACATTAAGAACATCGATCGCCACAGCGATGCCGACACCAAGCGCCTGTCTGACATTCGCGCAGCCAAGCGGCTCGCAGCATGACCGAGAGCCACAAGTTCTCGGTCGGAGCCTTTCAAGGCTGGCTCTGCGGAAAGCAGCACTGGGAAGTGCGCCACCGCGACGGGCTGGTGATGGGCCGCGCCAAGAACATGATGGAGTGCGCCAGGCTCGCCACGCGCTTCAACGATCAGAAGAAAGAACTCGACGAGGCCAAGCTGGTCTTGGAAACGTCGAAGCACCACACACCGGAGCGCGTCGAGCAGGCGCGCGCCACAATCAAAGCACTCATCGGAGGAAACTAACATGCGGATCAAAGACATCATTGGCGACATCATTGGGGTGATCGCAATTTTCGGCGGCGGCTACGCCTTCCTGCTCATCGGCTACGGACTGGGGTTCTGATATGAAGGGCATCGCAACAGCACTGGCCAAAGCACAGGCCAACATGGGCAAGGCGCTCAAGCAGGCAAACAACCCGCACTTCCGCAGCAAGTATGCCGATCTGGGCAACGTCATGGACGCCTGCCTGCCTGCGCTCAACGAGGCAGGGATCGCGCTGATCCAGCCCACCGGCGAGGACGAGCACGGCCGCTACGTCGAGACGATCCTGATCCACGGCGAAAGCGGCGAAAGCCTCACCTGCCGGGTTCCGCTGATCGTCAGCAAGAACGACATGCAGGGATATGGCTCGGCCGTCACCTATGCGCGGCGCTACGGGCTGATGGCAATGGCAGGCATCGCGCCTGAGGACGACGACGGAAACGCAGCAGCCAAGGCACCACCGAAGCAGGAGCAGCGCCAGCAAAAGCCGCAGGAGACCGACGCAGAGGCGATCGAGCGGGCAAAGGAATACCTGGCCGAGGCTGACAGCCTGGACGACCTGAAGGATCGCTGGGGGCGCATTCCAAAGCCGGTGCAGGCCAGTGCAGACGTGATCGCAGCGAAGGACGCTGCCAAGGATCGCCTGAGCAAGCCCGCGAATGACGATCTCGATGGAGACAATATTCCATACTAGGGGCTTCGGCCCCACCATCTTCACATCAACCGGAGGAAATCAAAATGAACGACACTCTACCGCCTCGCAATCACAACAACCCGCCCGACCCGATCGACGAGGCCCTCGCGCCTTACGGCGATGCCATCGAGGAGGCGCAGAACTGGCTCGACGGAGAGCCGATCGAGAACGAGGACCAGCTGAAAGCAACGGACGCCCTGCTCAAGACGATCAAGGGAGCGCTGAAAGACCTGAACGCCGCCCGCGACGAAGCCACCAAGCCTCTACATGAGGTTTGGAAGGCAGAGGTGGCGCGCTGGAAGCCGACGCAGGACGACATGGACCGGATGATCAAAGGCCTGATCGCCTGCCAAGACCCATTCAAGCGGGCGCTGGCCGCCCAGAAGGAGGCCGAGAAGCGCGAAGCATGGGAGGCCGCAGAGAAGGCCAAGCGCGAAGCAGAGGACGCCGCACGGGCCGCACAGGCCTCGGACATTGCCGCCCAGCGCGAAGCCGCTGAGAAAGCCGCCCAAGCGCAGCGTGCGCTCGAAGAGGCCAGCGCCAAGCAGAAGGACAAGGTCAAAGGCATGCGGACGGTCCACCGCTACGAGATCGAGGACCACCGTGCCGCGCTTCACTGGATCGCGCAGAACGACCGGGATGCGATGACCGCCTTCATCGAGGCCTACGTCGCCAAGAACCACAAGGACACCGAGATCGCAGGCGTTCGCCGCTGGACCGAAAAGGAGGCGTATTGATGGATCGCAAGAAGATCGTCGAGACCTTCGATCGGATCGAGGCGGAGGCTGGTGGGCTTTTGAACTCCATCCCATCAATGACGCTGGACAAGACGGCGGCTGAACTTGGCATCCCGCGCGAGATCGTGCGGGAGACCATGATCGACCACTGGACGATGCGGGGGAGCGGCTGATGCCTACAAAGATCATCCGAGATCCGATCCACGTCGAGGCGCTGGCGAACATGCTGCGCGGTCGCAAACTGCCGATCACAGTGACCTGGACACAGGGCGCTCCTCGATCGACAGCGCAGAACAGGCTGGCGCAGCGGTGGTTCACCGACATTGCCACCCAGCTTGGCGATCAGACCCACGAGGACGTGCGCGCCGAGTGCAAACTGCGCTTTGGGGTGCCGATCCTGCGGGCCGAGAACGAAGCCTTTCGGCTTTCCTATGATCGGGTGCTCAAGGCGCTGCCATACGAGGAAAAGCTGGCAGCGATCAAAGCGTTTGACCTGCCGGTGACACGGCTGATGACGGTCAAGCAGATGACCGCCTTCATGGACGAAATGCAGCGACACTGGACAACGCAAAGCGTGCGACTGACCGATCCAGAGGCGCTGAAATATGAACAGGAGTTTGCATGAAACCGACACTGACAAAACCGCGCTGGTATGCGCTCAAGAAACTGGAAGCGATCGGCGACAGGCCATTCATCGGCACCGATGTCGGTGTAAAAGGCCCGTCGCTGGTCAGCCTGGAAGAATGCGGATGGGTCGAGCGGGTCGAAGCGCCTGATGACGACACACCGTTTGCCATCGCCACGCAGGGCCATCACTGGCGCGTGACGACCGCCGGCCGCGCGGCTATCGCGGCATTGCCTGAAACCCAGCCACGGAGAATGTGACCATGAACGACCAAGCCTATGAAGTGACCGCCGACCACCTACGCCAGTTCGTCGAGCGCTATGAGCGCCTCGAAGCTGAGAAGAAGGACATTGCCGAACAGCAGAAAGAGGTGATGGCAGAGGCCAAAGGCAGCGGATACTGCACAAAGACGATCCGCAAGATCGTTTCCCTGCGGAAGAAGCGCGCAGACGAGATCGCCGAGGAGGAAGCAGTCGAGGCGATGTATCGGGAGGCACTTGGGATATGAGGTGGCTTTTCAAACCAATCATGCGGCCGATCGCGCGCCGCAAATTGGCTGGCCTTTACGAGACCAAGGACCGCCTCGAAGCCGCGATCAAACGAGCGCGCAAGTCCAAGTCTCGGGTCTCTGATCTTTACGACTTGGCGAAGCGAAACAACCACGAGTGCCATCGCTGGGAACGCTGGCTATGAACCTCACCGGCCGAGGACCGCTTGGGCTCAAGCAGCCGAAGCCAGAGCGAGGCACAGCAAAGGCGCGGGCGCACATTGCCCGCGTCAAGTCTTTGCCCTGCGTGATATGCCGGAAGCCTGGCCCGTCTGATGCCCACCACATCATCTGCGACAGATACGGCACGAACAAAGCCAGCGACTTCGATGTGATCCCGCTCTGCAAATCCCATCATCAAGACGGGCCAGAGGCGATCCACAACGGCAAAGCGTCATGGGTCGAGAAGCACGGACCAGATCACGGCTATCTGCCTTTGGTGGCACAGTGGCTTCGTGATATAGAGTGACAGCCCAGCGGGCGGTGGCATGAAACACCCGCAGCCCGGCGGGGCGTCTCCTCCCTAGCCTCGTCGGGCATCAATCCCCGCAAGCGGCGTCCAGAAGCGCTAGAAGCTGCGCACCGGTTTTCAGGGATCGATCCCCACCATCATCAAGCAAGGCGATTGTGTGGGCGTCTCTGGCGGCAGACGACCCGTCACAGATCGCGGCGTTCTGCCCGTTTACGCAGCCAGTCAGCAGGATCGTCACCGGCATCCACCTCGTCCATGCGTTTGCGCGTGTCGACATAGTCATCGAGCCTCTCACGTTCTGCGGCATCTGCCCCGGCGGACTTTCCGCGCCAGTAAGCCGCGCCAAGCGCGAGCACAAAAGCCCCAGCGGCGGCCAGCCATAGTTTGATGCGTCCCAGGATCATGTCTTACCATTTCGCCTTGTCTGCCCAGTATGCTGCGCTCATCTTTCCCTTGGCGATGTTCTTCGCGTGCCTGGCCTTGAAGGATGCTCGTCGCTTCTTGGCCGCCTCGCTCTCGCCTTTCTTCGGCGGAGAACCGCTCACGCCCTGCTGGCCGAAGCGGATCGTCTTTACCTTGTCGCCTTCTTTGGCCACGACGACATGGCTCTTGGTCGGGTGGCTTGGGGTGCGCTTCGGCTTATTCACGCCAGCCACGCCCGCCCGTTTAACCGCTGCTCTGGCCTTGTCCGACGCAGAGCCTGCCATTATTTCTTGGAGCCTTTGCCCGCAATCTTCTTCCCGCCCTTGGTGGGCTTGGCGGAACAGGTTGAACTTTTTCCATACTTCATCGTTTTGATCCTTTTGCTTTCTTGGGTTTCTTGGCTGTTTTCTCGCTTTCACGAAACGCTTTCGCAGATGGTGCGCCCTTGGCACCGGGCTTGCGCATTTTCTCGCCTGAGCCTGCAGCAATCCGCTTCTTCTTGGCATGGATGTTTGCGTAGAGACCTTTCGCCATCACCGCGTCCTTTTCCATAGAATGTAACCAATGAATGCGGCTGCCGCTACGACCGCGATAATCTGCGCTGTGTCGCCCAAGCTGCCAAGGATGGGCAAGTAGTCGGCAGCTACTGCTACTGCGCCTGCTACCCCCGCCCCAGCCGCTGCTGTGGCGTCTTTATCCTCGGCCAGCGTCTCAGGCTGACGCGGCGGCTCAACAGGCCAGTCGGTCTCGGTCTTCGGCCACGGCTTGCCCCAGCTACGCGCTGGTCCAGTGTCGATGTGCATGAAGCCAGACTTGGGATAGTATCCAAAGCCAGTGAACCCGATGGTGCGGGCCGCAACCTCAAACGCATGTGGGTTGTGGTTGTCCATCCGCACGTCGAACGCGATGCCTTCCATGTGCTTGGATGCCTTGGCACCACCGACCGCTCGGTTGTGCTCTGGCGAGCGGTATGCCGACGTGATGATGAGGGGCTTGCCCAGCATATCGCGGAGGGCTTGCAGCTTGTTCATCGCATCGTCATCGATGACCAGCTTGCCCGTGCCTTTGCAGGCCATCTCTTGCGGGCTGAACGAGGGCCATGTCCAAACCGATGCTGGGACCGCCTTGTAGTTTGAATATGTCAGGTTCATTGCAGCGTCCCTATTTGTTCACAAAGAAGTAACCGACCGCTGCCGTGGCAAAAATCCAGAACAACCGCTCCGCAAAGCGAAGCGTCTGGCCAGCGTTCCCGGCTTTCCCTTCCACTACCTGCAAACGGCGGCCCTGCTGTGCCTGCTCCTGATCCAGCTTGTCCATGCGTTTGAACAGCGTGATCATGCGCTCCTCCATGCGGGCCAAAGCGACGATCGCCTGCCCCACTTCGTCCAGTTTCTTCTCAATTCGCTCGAGGCGCGCATCATCACTCATGTCTTAAATCCGGTTAGGCCAAACGTCATATCCATTCATCGAGGCAACAACAGTGCCCGAGGTGAAGTCACCAGTCGCCACGCCGACCCGGTAGTAATTGAGGATCGGATCATAGCCGACCTCCTCAGAAGGCGCGGTCCAGGTGTCCACGTTGCGCCAGGTCGAGCCATCCTCGGAACGCTGGACGGTGACGGTGGCCACGAACGTGCCGGAGATTGAGAGGTTGAAGCTGCCAACCACCTGGATCGCGGGCGACCAGGTATTCTGTGCAGCGGCGGATACTGAAGTTCTGGGCATGGTCGCCTCCTTATTTCAGGGTTACTGGTCGGAACACCGATCCAAACACGGTGAAAAACACGGGGGTGAATGATTGGATCGGTTCGCGTTCCATTATTCTGCTGCCTGCGCTGCTGCGTATGCAGCCTTGGCTGCGTCAGTGAAGACAACGCCAGCAATGGCCTGCACTTCATTGCTTTCGCCGGACACATCTGCGTCAGGGGTCAGCACATGGCGGTGGAAGCTGCGGTTAATCTCCACACCATCCTCTGCGATGATCGTTGCTTCACGAACTTGTATAATTGGATAGCCTGCTGCAAGATGCAGAGTTTCGATCTTGTCAGTGATTGTTAGTTTAGTCAGTGCCATTTAAGCCCCCATTAAGATGCGGAAAAGTAGGTAATACTTCCCGAAAGATATTCGTTAGTGGTTGATGTGCGGTCACTGTATTTTATAACCTGCGGTTCTGAACCCACTGCGCTATCAGAGTATCTAAATTCCATAACTGTCCCATTTTCTTGGATGCGCATTGCACCAGAAACACATGTCGAAACATTATATCGACGAACATGCCACGAACCCAACCAATCAGATGCAGAGAATGAGCCAGCGGCAAAGGGCAATGAAACACCAATAGCCGAAGCCGTTGTGCTATCACTTAGGTTTGATATTTTGAATGTAACATGGACCATTTTGCCAATCTTAATGTATGACGCATAATCTACATCACACGTCCCACTACCTACTGTTGGCGTCCACGTCCCCTCTTCATAGTCATTGAAAAGTTCACTTGTGCCAGTGCCAGAGGTGGCAGAGAAGTCGATACCCTGCCCATTTGCAACAATCAAATTCCCAGAAATAGAAAGATCAGACAAACCACTTAATGACCCGTCTACTGTAAGATTGTTAAACGTTGGATTGCGACCGAAGATGCCACCTTGCTGTTTTATCGTCATCTTAGAACTCCTAACTTCTATTAAACGGCAAGGTCTGCCATTTCTTTCCATGTTCCCGGCGTGCCAGCGGTGACGCATACTGCTCCCGGTGCATTATTAGCACTTGGCTCACTATACCAAACCACCTGTCCACGTCGCCACGTTCCAATGGTCGGAGCAGATGACCCCATAATAACTATGCCATTTGCTAAGGTATCGTCTGAAACTTCCCGCAAGTGAGGACCAATGTTTACTTGAACACGACCGTTCTCAACATGAACAAGCGGATCAGCAAACAGATTAGACGCACGGACATAGCCATCACTTTGGGTAACGCCATCTGCGTCAACAACAGTAATGTTTATTCTGTTTACAAAACTTCTGTAAGTTAAGTTTGTAGTTGGCCCAAGGAAAGAGAAGTAGTTGGACGCAGTTAAGACATTGTTTACGTCAACAATTTTTATCTTCAGCAAACCAAAGTTAAAGCCCTTACAGCCAGTATAGTTGGCCCAGCTTGTTATCGGACCAGATACTGCTGCATCGTAATTATATGTCACATCCATTTCAGAGATTGACAAGTAGTCTAGGGTTCCTGTGTTAAGACCCCACAAGGTTTCACCAGTAAACGTTCCAGTGATCTTGCGTATCTTCACTTGGCCACATGCAGTGTTGCCAGAACGAAGCCTGATGATTGAACTTGCGATGCTGCTTACATAAAGATTTTCTATTTCAATATCACCAGTGGCATTGTCAAAACCTACAATTCCTGTCCCGTAATTGTTTAGTGACGCAATCTTGAACTTAGAGGGGCTACCCCCCTTGCAGACCAGTGGCTCATCACTGCCAAAGTAATCTAAGCGACCAACCAAAAGGTCTCCGCCAAGCCAGTAAATGCCATTGTCGTGTGAGTTTCTTGAAATGATGTTCTGAATTACCGTGTTGTCTGATGCTGTGCTTGTGACAACAAGAGACTGACAATAGTCACCATAAATGTTTTGGATGTTGTTGGAGTTGCCAAAAATGAAAACACCTTGGGGAAAACTCTCGTTGCTAAAACCAGTGTTCTTTAACTTGTATGCAGAGATGGTCTCAATATTGTTGTAGTCGCCAGTAATGGACACACCATACAAGCTAGAGTCACCAGATGCAGATGCAACAGAGTTTGCAACATAGACAGACCCCACAAAGTTTCTGTCACCACTAATTTTTAAAAGAGTGCAATCAGACAAAGCACCGTCGAAAGATGCATATCCAACTCTCTTGTCATTTGCAGTAAGGTCAGCAAGGTAGCCATTAGTAGAGCCGTTGAACTTTAGCTTGGCTTCTGGAGCCATCGTAAAGCCAACAGTGAAATCAAGGCTGTTTGCCATGTAAGTCCCGAATGGGAAGTAAAGGCTTGCCCCAGATGTGTTTGCAACAGAAATTGCAGCCTGAATAGCCGCAGTGTCATCCGTCACACCATCACCGACAGCGCCGAAGTCCCGAACAGAAACATAATCACGCAGGCGGGATTGAACCGTGCGATCAACCGCGCCGGCGCCGCCTTGATTGTATCCCACCAGCGACGAACCAGAACCAGACGCAAGCTGCGTTTGCAGATTGGAAAGCGAAGTCGTATCCGCCACCGTGAACACCAGAATGTTGCGCTTGTCTCGCACTGTCAGCGAGAAATCTTCCTGCGATGTATAGAGCCGCGCAGGAGATCCATTCCGCACGATGTAGCCGTTCGAGGTCCGCAGGGGCTGCGCTGCTGGGATCGTCAGGGCATCGTCGTAATAAATCGTCAGCGGGTTTGTTTCCGGGTTCAGGTCGACCGTGCCAACATATACAAAGCCGTTGTCGAGCGGAGAACCGTCTCGATCAAAGAACTGCTGGAATGGCGACGCGATTTGCAGGCTCATGCGATTTCCTCTCGCGCGTTTTTTACCACGAAGTGTGGGTGTTTGGATAGGTTCATTGCTGGCCTCCAACGGTCATGCGGCCTGTGATCGGAATGTTTGGTCCGATTTCTTCTTCTTGCGACAGCGCAGCCCCCGTTCCTGCCCCCACAGCGCCCGCTCTTGGCGTGCCAACGATCTGCCGAGGCGCAGTGCGCTGTGCCGTTGCAGACGCGGCTCTGGCGGCCCCGAACGGCAGCTGAATGGCTTTTGCCAAGAAGTTGTTGATTGCAAACTGGCCAGGACCTGTGGCGGCCATTGCGGATGCAATCCTTGGGATCAGGCCCGCCGCAGTGTTCGCGGTGTTCGAAGCATTGATAGCCACGTTCGTAGCCCGGGATGCCACGTCGGCAAACTGGCTGAACAGCGCCTGTTCGTCTCTGGTAAACAGCGCGTTCATAACGCCAGGGTTGTCGTTCCGCAGGTTTTCCAATGCCTTTTTAAACGTCACGCCCGAGAACTGCCGCTCGCCCCCGCGAAACGCCCCGCGAGTTGTGTCCATCAGCCTTGTGAATGCCTCTTGGCGCAGAGCATTCCACTCGGGCTCTGGAAGCTGGCTTTTCAGTGTTAGCAAGTCTCTTGGCAGGCCGGTTTTTCTCGCCAGACCCGATGCCGTCATTGTGAAGATCGCGTTTGCAGCGCTTTCGGGAGGAACTTTCAACTGACGCTGTCCGTCACGGGTCGTTTGTTCCGTCAGCAAGTTCAGGATGCCGCCGCGATCTTTCCATGTGCTCGCGTATTCAGCGTAATTTCGGATCGCGTTTTGCCAAGCGTCAACCGCGGCTTGGTCGCCGATCAAAAGCTGATTGTCGACAGCATCTTTCAACTGTTCATCAAACTGGCGAAGAACAGCGCCAGCGGCAGCGCCCTCGACATCAGGCTCGCCCGATCGCAGGTTGCTGACCTGACGACGCCAAGTCTGCAGTGACTGAACATCGCCGCCATTCTCCATGATTTCGTCAAGCCGCAGAAGAAGCTGATCCATCTTAGGCGCAGTGATCGGGTCAAAACCCTCTCGATAGGTTGAGCGAGCCGCATCTGTGATGCGCAGCGCTTCTTGTGGCTCAACCGCCGCAAACCCGGAAGTTCGGGCCTGCGCATAAAGTTCATTGGCGCGCGCCTGATCGCCCGCTCTCGCCGCGACCAAAGCCTCCTGAGCAAGCGCCCCGCCTTCGCCCTTGCTGATCGGCGTCGTTCCGGGTGCCAGCCCTTCGGCAATAGCCCCGATGTTTTCGCGCAACGCCTCTTGTTGCCCAGCGCGGAACTCGCCCATTCTCTGCTCGGCAACGCCGCCCATGCCTCCGCTGGCCATGACGTCCTCGGCAAGCTGCTGGCTTTTGCTGCCCGTGACTTGCCCCCTGGTCATTGGAACCTCAACTGGAAGCCCACGAGACATTGCCGAAACCGCCGCCGCTTCTGGCTCGATGCCGGATGTTACCTGCTTCTGTATTTCGCGCGCGACCGCCTCTGTCACCTGATCCGGGTTTAGACCAGCCTGCTCAACAAACCGCGCTGGCCCCGGCAAAAGCCTGCCATCAGGGCCAATAATAGCTTCAGGACCAGATCGCCGCGCTGCAGAAACAAGCGACCCGACCACATTGAATAGTTTTTCACCAGCAACACCGCCGGCAGCGCCGAGAGGAATGTCAGTCACCTGAAACGGCGCACCCGTCAGGCTTGAACTTGCGCCCTCGACCAAGGCAGCCTCTGTCGCGCCAATGGCGGCAGCGCCAGCTGCACCCGTTGTCGGCACACCCAGAGCGCGCAGCCCGCGCCCCACAGGCGTTGCCATCGCCACAGCCCCAGACGCCTGCATGGCTTCTGTCAGGCCCAAGCCCGGCTCGTTTGGATAAACACGGGTGAACTGGCCAGTTTTTTCGCCATCCCGATAGGTCGGAAGGACGGCGATCAATCGACCGGCTTCGTCCTCGCTGAACTCCGCTTCTGGCTCAATAGCCAGAATGCCATTCCGCAGCCGATCAGGGCTGCGCGTCGTCGCAAGGAGCGCTGTCATTTGAGCGGCCTTGGCAGGTGGCAAGCCAAGGCGCGCGCTGGCCATGTTTGCCACTGTAGGGTCCGCATCAGAACCGCTGATTGCCGTGAATAGACGCGACAAAACACCAGGCTTTTCCGGCTGCGAACCAAGCATTTGACGAAGCGCGGCTGCAGCTTGTTCTTCGCTGTCAGCCGTTACCTCATATCTGGTTCCATCTGGGGCCGTGAGTTCAAACGTCGCCATCAATCAAGTCTCCGTATCGTTATGCCATCTATAACAACCGTTTCGGAAGGCGCTGCTGTTTGCGCATTAAAGCCCGCCAATGGGTTTGGCAGTTCACGAATGGCAGCGCGGGCCTGCCCAGGCGTCAGGTCTCCATCAAGAGCCTGGCCAGAGATGATTGAAACCGCGACATCGTATTGGTTGATCGCGCGGATGGTATCAATAATCATCTGATTGCCGCCGGGCTGGTTGATAAGTGAGGGAATGGATCGCTTAAATAGCGCAAGATCAGCATCCGACATTGTGCCGGAACCAGGTGGACGTTGCGCAGGAACAAGTCTGTTGATTGCCGCCTCCGCCGCCTGTATCGGCTCAAGGCCCTCTGTCGCGATGCCATATCCGCCGAGGTAGGCTTTAATTGCAGCGCCACCACCGGTGTCAACTTCGCTGAGAACGGCCTCCAAGTTATCGAGTTCCGCAAGGTTCCTGCTCGCTGATAGGCCCGTGGTTGTGAGATTTGAAAACAGCGTAGCCGCATCTTTGCCAGCTACTTTTTCAAACTCACTCTGACCTTCACCAATTATGTTCTGCACAAGTGGGCCTTGCTCAATCTCGCCGCCACTGAGCATGAAGTTTCGATAAGCGTCGGACCCCGGCTCCAATCCGCCAGCGAGTGCGCGTTCCTGCAATGCACGGAATGTCCCCGTCGCTTCACCCTGCTGCCCAGACGCATCAAGCACAGATTTCATGGTTGTGCTGTCGATTGCGCCTTGAGCGGTCAGGTTCGCAAGATTGGCCGTCGCAAAGCCCACTGGGTCGATCTCTGCTTCGCCACGGATCGCGCGAAGGCGCTGGGCCTCCTCAATCGCCTGAGGCGTGCCGGTGTTTTCAGCCGCGGCAATGCGGGTGTCCAGCATGCCCAAAGCCGCATCTGTGTTGCCTCGCAGCAGGCTTGTCGAAAGTTGCAAGCCGAATTGAACATTGGCATCCCGAACTGGCTGCGAAACGTTTTGAAACGCCGTTCGGAACTCGTCGAACGTCGAAGCGTTTGACAGGGCAAACTGGTCAAGCGCTTCGGTAGTCAAATTCCCTTGGAGAGCCATTTCGCGCAGGTTCATAAGCTGCGATTGCATTGCCTCAGCTTGCGCTTGCTGTCTTTCGGCGGCTGCGCGCTGCATCTGAAATGTTTGTTCCGCGCGCTGCGCTTCCTGGCCGCGAATGCCCATGATCTGCTCGCGCTCTTGCATCTGCTGCGCGGTGCTCTCACGGCCTTGCCGCTCCGTCAGCAAGCCTTCGCCAAAGCGCAGGCCCTGAAGATAACCTTCAATCGGGCTGAGAACGTCTGTGCTGTAGTTGATCGGTGATACCATCAGAACAACCTCGCCATTGGTCTCATTGATGTTGCGGGCGACACCCCGGGCGGAAGCGTTTGCGCCGATGCCGCGAACGGATTAGGCACAGCGCCGGTGGCGATCATGCCGCCATACTGCCCAATGCCACCCAAGACATTGCCCCACGCCTGCCCTTGGGCCAAAGCACCACCCGCCTGCGCAGCGCCCTGCTGTTGAAGCAAGTTCGAAACATTTGTGCCTGTTTGCATGCCCGCCGATCCGACGCCAGCTGCCGATGCTTGCCCCATTTGCGCCAAGCCGCCGAGCCTGCCATATTGCTGCTCGATCAAGCTGGAAAGAACTTGCGGGCGGAACTGAGCCAACGCGCCCTGCACATTGCCCCCTCGCAGCCCGCCTGTTGCCGCAGCCTGCTGCAATATCGCCTCTTCGCCTTGGCGGGTAAGCGCTTGGAACTCTGGTCCTTGCTCGATCGCCTGAATGGCCGCGCGCTGTGCATCTTCGCCGCCCACGCCGATCAATGCCGCCTGCTGACTGAGAGCCGTTCCGCCCGTTTCAACATACGGGCGCAGAAGTTCGCGCACCGCGTCAAACTGACGACGCTGCTCCCCGATCCCAGCCTCTGCGGATTGCGTCTGCGCGTTTGCCGCTTTACTTGCCGATTTCGATTGAACGACCCCGCCGACCACTGCACTCCCGACGACTGCTGCTGCAACCCAACTCATGAAAATGATCCCCCAAGGTATTTGCTAACCGCAGCATCAATCGCCTGCACGTTTAGAGCCTGCTGCGCATCGTCATGCCAAGCATCGCTTTTGTCTACATACATTTCTTCCAGCTTCTCAATGTCGGTTTCCTCGGTCGCATAAGCGTTTACGAAAACCGTGTCCTCGATGATGTAGGCGAACTTGCGGCCGGGCTGGCCAGTGAAAATATAAGGCCCCTCGATCACCTTGGCTTCGCCATTGACGATCACCGCCATCTTGCCCTTGAGCATGATGTTCATGTGTTCGCCCTTGTGGGCATGTCCCATCACATAAGTGCCAGCTGGCAAAAACGCCTCGCGCATATAAATGCTAGGGCCGAAATGATGCGTCACTGGGCAGTCAATCTGCGGTGCCGCAAGCATCATCGCTTCGATCTGATCGAGCGAACTTGCGACAGAGATTTCCTGATTGACTTGCAATGGCTCGCCCTTTGCGGAACATACCTGCTGGCGGGCGATCATCTCAGCACCGCCAGTATCGCAGAAATCAGTTTTTTCGGCAAGTCTGGTCATTGCAGGCGGAACCTTTCCGCGATTTCATAGGGATTGTAGAGGGAGGCTGGGCTCGCCTGCTCCTGCCCCTGATACAGATCGTTGACCTGCTGAGGCGGCTGATACCCCCGAGCAAAGTCAGTTAGGTCATCAGGCCGCGCTTGAGGGCGCATCGGGAGCCGACCCGGACCAGCATAGTCGCCAAGGATTTTAGAGACATAGTCCTGCGTTTCTTGGAATGGAGGAACCCCGCCATATTTTTGTACGTTTCCAGGGCCGGCGTTGTAGGCCGCCAATGCCAGAGCTGGATCTTCGAACCGGTCAAGTTGCTGGCGAAGGTAGCGAGCACCACCTCGGAGGTTCTGGATCGGGTCGGACGGGTCCACGCCGAGTTCGGCGGCCGTGCCAGGCATAAGCTGGGCCAAGCCAGATGCGCCCTTTGAAGACACGGCATCGGGGTTGAATGAACTTTCCTGACCGACAAGGCGTAAAAAAAGATCAGGGTCAACGCCTTCTTCGATAGCAATCATGCGGGCGGTTTCGCGGTAATCCATTATGTGATTTCCCTTCCAGAGCAGCGAATGGTCAGCGACGTTGCGGCCGAGGCCAGCGTCGAAATGAAGTCGCCCGCTTCAAGAACATGCCCGATCAGTTCTGGGCAAGTGTACGTCTCATCAGGCGCGATGGTTCGGGCATCGATCACGAGATTGTCAGCGCCAGCCGTTGTCAAAACTCGGACGAGGTTCACAGATATTGCCACGTTGTTTGCGCTGGTGTTCGTGACCGTGAACTTGTCAATGATCGCATTGACCGCCGTAGCAGTGTATTGCGCCGTCTGCGCGGCCTCAGCCTGCTTGGCCGGGATCAGAACCTTGGGTGTGACTGCCATGCTCGGCTCCTATTGTTGAACTTGGGTTATCGTCAGCAAGACTGCCGGAGCCACAGGCGCAAAGCCCGTCGCGGCGACACTGCTTACAGTGACGTTCGTGTCATCTGCGGCAAACGCCAGTTCTATGTAATCGCTGGCCGCAAGGGAAATCGTTTCAGTGAGCGACAGCGCAATGTATCCACTATTGATGTCAGTGGTCACGATCCGCGCTGAATTTGCAATTGTAGTTCCGTTTTTCTTGAACCAGACCCACACGTTTTTGGCGCTCGATGATCCGCTCGTCAGCTGCAGCTTTGCCTCAATTTGATATAGCCCGCTGTTAGGAACCACAATCCGGGATGCAGGCGTTCCAATCGTGATGCCGTTGCCGATCTGAATTGCGTCGAAAGTCAGCAAGTATTCTGTATTGATAGCCGCAGGGGTTTGGCTCGTCGTTTTTTCAAGGACGGCATAGTATCGTTGCTGCTCGATCGTCGGGCGGACAAAAATCTCACCATCGCTTGCATCGACAAAAAGAACGGCGGCCATCGGGATGACATTGTCGGGGGCCGTCGGCTTGATATTGGTAAATGCCCCCGCAGTAGATGGGCTGGCATAGAGGATATCGCCAACGCTCCATGTCTCGCCCAATGAAGTGCCTGTCGTATCGATCCCGCTCACACTTCCCCAGACGGTGCAATATCCAGTTTGCCCTGAATTTGGCAGGGCGTGCGTCATTACGCCGAGAGCGTATAGCGATGGTGAAGAACCGTCCGCAATATATGGGGCCACAGAAAGGACGTTTCCGGGACCCGTTCCGACGAAGCCCACCACTGTTCCGTCTGGGATTGTAACGCCGGTCGCATTTTCAACGCGGGCATAATACTCAAGGCCGACCTGCTGAACCACGCCATATTCCATGCCGATCTCTGCAGTCTGCTCATCATCGTGCCACGCGAACCGGCCCACCTGATGGACGTGCGGCGCATTGGTGTTCAGATCGATGTAATCGAAGCGATTGCCCTGCATCGGGGTCGGAGCCTTTGAAAGCAGGTCCGCAAGTCTGTGGGCGTAAACAGCATCGGACAGCGCCACCTCTGCCTTGTTGTCGGCAGCGCCCACCGCAAAGCTGTTGTCGAGGATTAACCGCGTCAGCGCGGCAATGTCGGTCGGCGTCAACTGGCCCGCCACCACGAACAGCCGCTCGATCGCTCGGATCGCGTCCGGGTCATTCCCGACGAAGCGGGCGATCTGGTTTCGGTTGAGCGGGGTCGGATCAGCCATCAGAAATTCAGCGGTTCGACCCGCGCCTCCAATCGAGCGACTGCAAGCTGTGCGTCGCTGTTGCCCCGAAACTTCTGCGAACGCCAGTTCCGCATGTGGCCCTGCTGGAGCCAGACGATCCGCTTGTCATACTGGCCCAGAGTGCCCACACGGGCTGGCTTCTCAACGCTGTAGGTCAGACCGTCCACCGAGTAGCTGGTCCACACTGTCGGGTCCGCTCCGGGCTGCACACGGCCGGTCAAAGAGACCAGTTCAAGTTCGTGAACGATCGCGCCGCGCCCTTCGTTGTAAAGGATCATCGTGCCGAACTCCCAGCCGACAGTTTGACCCCAGTGCGTCGCCACGTTCTTGTCCAGATAGCCCACGTCGATTTCGCCGGGCCTGCAGACGTTCCAGCGGTCATAGCACCACACCGCGTCGCAGACTTCCCACCGGCCAATGCCGACCAGAGACGATCGCAGAAAAAACCAAACAGGCTGTCCCAGCGCCTGCGAAGCGGCAGCGTCAAACACGATCGTCTGATCTGGAAGGTGGATCTCCAAGAACTGATGCGCGCTTTCGGTTCGCTCTTGCATGAACACGGTCGAAAGCTGCGCCTCGGTGTATCCCGCAAGGATTTCCTCGATCTCGCGAGATGCGATCTTCTGAGCCGTTCCATTGGCCCCCACCCAAACAGAAATGCTCTCATTCGTTCCACTACCAATGAAGGCGATATTTTCACCGAACACGCAACATGTGTGCGTGCCGAGCGTTCCCTTTTGGATTTGCGCCCCGGTTATGCGTTGAAATGGAAAGCCAGCCGATCCGGTATTGTCAAAGACCTCGATCGTATAGCGATTGAGCGCATAAACCTCATTCCGCAGCTTGAGCAACGACTTCACCGGATCAGGGTCCACCTCAGATGAACCATATTTGAGCGGGTCAACTGCAAACGGATTGTTGAGTTCCGTGATTACAAGGAACTCTCCGTCTGTCGTCATAAAGTAGCCATCAACCCAGATCACCGTCAGAGCCGTGCCAAGATCAGGATCAGTAACCTGCGTCAGCGTCGTTCCGTCATAGAGATAGAGCCGGCCACCCGATGTCACCGCCAGATAGTCGAAGCTGTAGCTGAAC